GTTCCATGTTTGTCGCATGTAGTGGTTCATTCTGTTGTGTCCGGTTATGCCATCTAGTTTGTTTGCCATTTGGAGGTCATACAATTGCTTGTTAGTCTCTTCCATTTGGTCTACGAACTTCTTGACATAATCGGGAGCTGTATTCTGTTTGCCTTGCTGACGAGCACTAGTTTCTCGCATAACCTGTTGGGCTATGTCTTGTACTGTCTCGGAGTTGTTGGCGTTGCCCATGCGTAGCATTAATCTACGGAATCTATTGTAGCCTAGGTCTTTAGCTGCTTCATCCATCATGTTAAACCATGCCTTGTTTACTGGCGTAGTTATTTCAGCTTCCATGAGCTGGCTCATAATGGCTGCTGTGTTTTGTCTTTTTACTAACCCTGCTGTTCCTGCTGGCAGTTCCAGTATGTTCATTGCCATCCATTCAGCTAGTGGTACTTCTGTACGTACTAGTTTAGCTGAGTAGGATTCTGTTAGTGAGCCGAACTGCTTTGAGATAAAGCGTTGGGCTAATTGTTGGTATTGTTTTTGCAGGACTTCGCTGACGTATAATGTCTTTAGCTGCTAGGAAGTCTTTGTCTGCTGGATGCCCCGTGTTGAGGTCTTCAATTCTTTCAAGTGTCTCGTTGTACACTTTGGTATATGCTTCACGAGCCTGTTGCGCTCGTAAGGTTGCTTTAGCGGGGTCGGAGTTAATCCAATCTACTAAGTGCATTCGTGTTGCTGAGTCTTCTGACACCATACCTATTGGTAGTCTGTCGAATACTTTGTCCGTGATGTCTTTTAGAACATTCTTGCCTAATGACATAACTAAGCCACGGTTCAGTAGTTTGGTTAATTTCTTATCCAACTTTGTTTGTTTCTGCCTTGTGCCGTCGAAGCGTTCTTTAGTCTTGCCTTTGATGTGGTCATTGGCTAGGACTCGACGCTTCACTTTAATTCCACGTCTTGCTGCTGCTGATTCGACAGCTCGACGGGCTGCTAGGGTGGCTGCCGAAACTGCTGCCCTAGCTTTGTCCGTGTTGCATGTAGTCATGTATGTTTCCTGTTAGCAAATATCGTCTATTGCTTTGAGTGCTGCTAGTTCTGCATCTTCCAAGTCTTTCATTGACTTTTTGAATATATCGTTAGCTGATTCAAATTCAGATTTAGGTGCTTCTTGTTTAGGTTTGGGTTCTTTTGTGTCAGTAGGTTTTACTGTTGGTTCTTCTACTGACTTCCGAAGTTTGTCTATAGCTCCTTGAGCTTTCGCTCCTTTCGGTGCTGTGGCTTCTACTATGTCTGCCAAGGCTTCGGAGTGTGTTTTTAATGTTATGCCTTCGTCAGCTCCCTCGTCAATACTCTTCTTAAGAGATTCTATTGCGTCCGTGGTTACTTTACGAATTTTGCGAGATACTGCTTGTGTGTCTATTGCTTCGTTAGCTTTTTCGCGAGCTTCACGTAGTACTGCATCTTTGTCGTAGTTCTTAACAAAGTTTTTAATGTCTTTGTTCTTGGCTGCCTTGAGTGAGCCATCTACGGTTTTAGCCATTACGTTTACAGCAGTGCGGTTGTTAGCCGACTTAACTACATTCTCGTAGGCATCGTCTAAGCCCTTTGCAGTGCTTTTAAATGCTGGTGCTATTGACTTGTTGAATCCCCATTTGGCTGCTGGTGCTAGTGCTGGAATTGCTCCTGCGAACATAGTTCCTATAGCCACCTCTGTGAGGTATTGCTCATAGCCATATGTAGGGTCGTTAGCTAGGCGTGGAGAGTTGCGTAATGCTTCCTCTACTGCGCCGAATGCTGCCCATGATGCTGTGCGTCCCTTAACTGTTTGTTGTAGTCCTGCGTTCATAGCTGCTAGTTTACTAGAGGCTCTGCCAGCCATCTTCCACCCTTTGATAACTATTGCTCCCGGAATTAAGTTCCCCGGTGCTACTACAAACCCGGCTATGCCAGTGGTCAGTAGTTTAGTTATTCCCATAGCGTCTCGTCCTTCGTTATTAACTATTACTCTGTTAATACGTTGTGCGAGTACTTCTGCATGGTTGATGTTTTTGGCTTGCTCAAGGATTTGTTCCTCGAATTGCTCTGGTACTTTCCACTTCTCAAGTATGCTAGGCATTGCTGCTTGCATTACATGGAAGTCGTCGTCAGCTCGGTCTACTTGTAGGGTGTCCTCTAAGTAGCGTCCTGTATTTAAAGCGAAGTCGTAGTCGTCTACGTCAGCTTTATAACCGTCAAACCAACTTGGCGCTGCCCTGTCTACATTAGGTTCAATGTTAGGGTCGCGTTCCCATACTGGTACATACTCCTCTTCTAAGAACTGTGGGTCGCTTCTCTCAGGCACGGGGAACTCTGGGTTGAATTCCGTGGGTGCTTCTGAGTGAGGTGCGTTTCGTTGCTCTTGTGTTGGGGAGTTTAAGTCTTCTGCCTTCGCCCGTTCCTCGGAGCGCATTGCAGCTCGTTGGTCAGGGGATATGAAGGTATCAGTTTTTGGTGTTGATGCAGGGGCTACTCGTGGTTCTATGAGTGGCTTATCATCTGACATTAGGATTAGTACCTCGTCCGGTTGCTATTGCTGCTTCCTTAGATTGCTTTTGAGTGTCTGTTAAGTTCTCGGGTTGCATCTGGGATAGGTCTGCTTCTATTGACTTGTCCTCTGCACCTTTGATTTCTGGTTTAGGGTCTAGGAAGCCACGGTTTGTAGGTCGTATGTCTTTCATCGACTGAGGTCTTGGTATAGTTACGAATGTATCATAGCCAAAGTCTCTGTGTGTACCGTGTACAGTAATGTTGCCGAAGCGGTCTACTGTCATGTGCTTGCTATCGTCGAATATACTTTCGTCTTCTGCAAAGCCAGCCTTGAGCCAGCGGGGTGAGCGTTTGAATTGCTCACTGTCGTCGAGTCCTCGCATGTAATCGTCTGCTGATGCAAACTCTGTGTTTGCTTTAGCTCCGAGTGCTACGAATTGGTTTCCTATGACTGAGCCTTCTTTAAGCATACGCATGTACGCTAATCTGGCAATCGTCTCAGGAGAGCTTACTTGCCCTTTGCCTGACCTGTACGCTTGTCGTACATAGTCTTCCATCATGGCGTTGATTGTGTCTGAGTTTTCTACGTCATTCTCGATTTCGAATAACCCGAAGTCCCACTTGTCACCCGCTGACTCTTGGAATTGGTCGATGGCATCTTCTGTGATGCTGTCGATGTCGTCTTGGTCAACTAGTTCCATTTCTGGGAAAGGTTCTTTATCCAACATACGCATTCTTTCGATTGCATGTGACGGAGTCATAGTTCCTTGGTTTACGAATGTGTCAAATTGAATGAACCTGTCTAATGTCTTCTGGTCTTTAGCGAAGTGTTTAGTGAATAGTTCTTCGTCCAAGTGACGTAGTATGTTGATGTTGTCAGCTTGTTTAATCATGTCGTCTAACTGTGCACCCGTTAAGTTGGGGTTGCGAGTTAATTCCACTAGGGACTTGACTTGTGATTGTAGTGCTGGCATTACTTGTTGTTTAGCTGTCCAGAATGATGCTACTCGTTCTGGGTTCTCTTGTAACCATGCTGTACGCGCCTGTGGTGTTATGGCTGCGTTAGGGT